GGTCAATTTCAGATAATGGAATAAAAATAGAAACGTTGGCGTTAGGTATTCCATAACCTCCGTTCACTATTACCCTACCAGCAACCACACCATAGTCGGCACAAAATCTCGTATAAACATCTTCTTGTTTTAACTTCAAAGAAAGTATCTCTAAAAAGTCAAAATTTTGATTTATATTTATTCTAATATTTTTATCTACATTAAAATCAGTTCTGATTCTATAATTATTACCCATTAAATTACCCTTTTAAAATAAATACTAATTTTTATTTTTTTTAAAGGTAATTCTAATACTATAAAAATAAATAATGTTATGAAAAGTCTACCGTTTTAAAGTTTTTAGTTCTAACCTTTATATCTACTTGATCAAATCTAACTTGGTATACTTGGTCAGGTTCAGCAAATATATTGTCATCAATTAACTGAATCTCTTTTGTAGCAGGATCTTTATATCTTTGCGATGTTTCAGAAGACGAATATTTTCCACCAATTTTATTAAACACTTTTAAGTCAGCTATTGTCAAAACTCCTTGTAAATTTTGTATTTGTTTTCTCATTTCTGAAATATTTACACCCTGACCTAAATCTCTATTAGCGGGAGCCATATAATTTGAAACAATTGAAATAATTTCAGTTATGACTTGTCCTTGATTTCTATCGGATTCCATAACCACTGAGATATCAAATTCTAAATCAATAACTTTAGCATTATCAATTGATATATAATCATTAACCATTCTAAACCTTGATAAGTAATTAGCTAAATTATTTTTTAAATTATTAGATGTAACTTGAGTTAGTTTACCATTATTATCGTATGATAAAACTTGAATTAAAATTTTATTATTATTTTCAGTTATTGATACTTTTGCAGGTGCACCAAATCTTCCAGGCATAGTATCAATTAATGATTTATAGTCGTTTATTGTAACGGCTCTTTTTTGAGCGGCAAAATTAAAAGCAACCATGTTTCTCATTTCTTCTGTTGTTGGTGGGTTTGATCCACCAATGGCCGCAGTAATGTTATTAACTGTTAATGACTGAATAACATTTCTACTAATTTGGTCATTTGGTCCATTAACAACAAAATCAATAGTACCTATTTGATTTATTGATCCTGACCCTACATTACTTCCAGAACCTCCTCCAACTCTATATTGTACAAATATTGTCGTATTAGGTGTAACAGTTAACCCAAGACCGATATTATTTTGATAATCTTGTAGTCTAAGTTTAACTCCTGTGTTTGTAAATTCTTTCAATTGTTGTTCTGGCGTTGTTGTACCCGCACCAAACTGAACTTTCATAAATCCTTCACCCGTATATTCAGTTATAAATCTATTATCGGTACGAATATATTTACCAGGTTTAATACCAAACGCATCCACCGGTTTTGTTGGGTCCTCAACAAAGACCATATCTTCTGCCAATGCGTCAACTTCATACCATTTATTTGTTGATCCTTGAAATTCAGCATAACTTGGTACAGATTGAAATGAAGTCCCATCTTTTTGAATTATTCCTGTAACCCCGAGAACATTTTTTTCAGGAAGAAAAAAATTAAAGAATGGTACAACGTCTGTTGATCTAACAGGTTTTTTAAAGACCTTTGTTGTCCCTGCAACTACCACCTCTCTTTTTGTGATCACATAGTTTAAAATGTTATTATTTGCATCAAATGTTGGTATTTTAGTTCTATTAACAAATCCTTGTTGGTCGTACTGTGTAGAAAAATCAATGTCATAAAGATTTTCAAATGAGTTACCCCCTCCAAAAAATTGTGAACCGGCTCTTAAAATTCCCAAATATCTAATATCTTCAGAATCACCAAATGGTGGTACCGTAATAGAAAAATCAACAATAGCAACTGAAGGTCTATAACCTGGTATTTTCAAACCATAAGTTCTAGCAATATTATATATTGACGATTTTTGTTGTGCATATTGTAGTACGGTTTCTTGTGCCGTCCTATCTATGTGAAAATGTAAATTATCGGCAATCGCTGCATTTAAATCCATTAACACAGAAAACACCGAAGCGTCATTAAAATTTTGTATTAAATCTGGATAATACTTTTGGGTAAAGTTGATGAGTTCATTTCTTAAACCAACAAAATCTCTTTCTGTATAAGATAGTTTTTTTTCTGCCATATTTTTAAATATTAATTATTATAAATTCTTTTGACCCAAACGGACTATTATTGTCGGTATACACTATAGTTAATTTTGCCGTATAATCTAAGGTATTAGGACCAGGTGTTTTAAATATATCTGTATAACTTTCATCGTTATCGGCCTCAGTATCTTCAAATTGTTGTCCTACATAATTGTAAAAAGTTTCTCCAGAAAAAGGTGAGATTATAAATTCGGGAACTTGTGTTGGGGTGACATCGTCGAATGGTTGGGTAGCAATTCTTCTTCTTATAATGTTTTCATTCACTAATTCTTCTGAACTAAAAAAGTCGATAGTTTTTATCTTATCTTGATTATCGGTCTCTTCTGGTGTGTATGGTTCCACCTTTATATCCGTCACATCTAAGTTTGGTATATATTTTTTGACTTGTGTATCAACCTCTTCTCTTATATTCTCAAAAGTTTCCCCATCCATTGGGTCAAAAATATATTTATATATTTCAGTTCCAAAATCAGGATCATAATATCTAGTCCCTTTTTGGGTTAATAATAAATGTAAAAGGGACGCCCTTATTTCATCTTTAGATTGGTATGTCAATCCAAAGTAAGTGCCCGCAATACTATCTTGAAAAGGAAAATTAATTCCAAAAGTATAAACATCTTGTGCCATGTTATATAAATATAATCCTCACTAATTTTATATAAATAAAAAAATCACTGATTTCTCAGTGATTTTTCTTGTAGGGTTGTATTTCCTCTTTCATGTCTTGGTTTGTATGGACAATGTAAACAACCATTACCACAACATTTTCCTCGTTTAATATGGTATTCTTCTGTCATGTCCATTCTACCTTGACTATCATAATAAAACTCAGTTGGTTGAAGTTTTGGTCCAAACTCTCTAACGTATTGTTGTTGTATCCAATCTTTTGATGCTCCTACATTCATTTTAGTTAGTTTTTCTTTGGTTATAAAACGCCAACAATACTTGGTATGTCAGCGTTATATCATTCCCCCATTGTGCTTTCATGTCTTAGACAATTTCACATGCTCCACCGGCACACGCAGCTTCTCCTCGTAGGTCGGTGTTATCTTGTAACTCAATAACTTTTGTAAGATCAACATCCGATAATGTTTTAACTAATCTATCAAAATCTTCTTTTGTACAATCTTCAAAAGGTGCTTGAGTATATGTTCCTCCGTTGTATGGTAATACTGAAAGTCCGTTATAGAAATCTCTGTTATTCCACATCCAGTCACCAACTAAGTCCCACTCATCTTCTTTAATTGAAACTGTAGCAGATACGTTATGTGTGTTTTGTCCGTTTCTATGACCAGGTTTAATCCATTCTTGAGAAACTTTTTTAACTCTTTCTAACATCTGAAATACCGATTCATGTCTGATGATAGACCCTTCAGGTGATTTTTGAGGTATTGTGATTACAGCGGTGTCGTGTGGTCTGAAGTATTCGTCTTCAATTAATTCAGGGTGGTTAATCGCCAAGTATGAATAGATTGATTCGTTTTTACCAACACGGATTCTTCTTAAATAGAAGTCATTATGCCAAGCGTGGATTCCTGATGATGTTCCCAATACCAATGATGAGGTGCCTGATGGTTTAACAGTTGTTGTTCTTGCAGATTTGTTAATTCCAATAAGGTTAGCAACTCTTTCGTTTTCTTCTTTAACCATTTTAGCAGCTTTTTTCATATCATAACCCAATACAACACCAGAACCAATACCTGTCATTCCAACACCAATAAGTGCATCTTTTTCAGTTGTTCTTTTCCAAATATCTCTTAGGTAATGGAAGTCAGTATAACCTGCCTGTAATGTACCAATGAATGATGCCGCTTTAACTCTAGCATCAAAATCTTCTTGTGATTCAATATCTGAAGCGTTTACCTCACACAAGTTACAGAATTGGAATGGTCGAAGTGCGATTTCACAACAAGGGTT